GGGAATGGAGATCAATAAGATCCACACCGGACTGCCGGCTCTGATCGTTGATACGCTTACGACAGTAACTCTGTCAAGCCTTAACGATGTTGAGATCAAGAACTTAGAAGATCAGAAGATCTGGGATGAGATCAACAAGGAGAATAAATTCAAGAAGAGACTGGAGAGAGCTGTTAAAGAGACGCTGTACATCGGCGACGGAGCCTTCAAGGTGTCATTTGACAAGGACCTTTCTAAGTATTCTATCATAGAGTACTTCCCGGGCGACCGAATCGAGTACACGATAAAACGCGGCAGAGTCACAGAGGTCATCTTCAAAACAGTTTATAGGAAAGAGGCCCGTGATTATGTCCTGAAAGAGTACTATGGCTATGGCTATATCAGATATAAGCTTTTCTACGACGGGAAAGAGGTTCCGGTAGATGGCCTGGAAGAGACAAAAGGCCTGGTCGATGTTGCCTTCTCTACGTATTCCGAAACTGAAGAAGGCCCGGAAAACGGCGAGTATATGCTGGCTGTTCCGATCATGTTCTTCGAGTCTGGTAGATGGGAAGGCCGAGGCCAGAGTATTTATGACCGTAAGGTCGAAGCTTTTGACGCTCTTGACGAAGCCTGGTCTCAGTGGATGGATGCTCTGAGAGCCGGCAGATCAAAAGAGTATATCCCGGAATGCCTCATCCCGAGAGATCCTGAAACCGGCGCGTTGATAAAGCAGAATGCTTTTGACAACCGCTTCATTGAGACCGAGTCAGATATACATGAGGGCGCTAAGAATCAGATCGAGCTGATCCAGCCTGCGATCCCGCATGAAAGCTATCTGGCTACATACACAACGGCGCTTGATATGTGCTTACAGGGCATAATCAGCCCGTCCACTCTGGGCATTGACATGAAAAAGCTCGACAATGCGGACGCCCAGAGAGAAAAAGAGAAGGCAACCTTATATTCCAGGGACGCTATTGTAAACGCCTTGACAGAAGACCTGGCGACCCTGGTCTCCGTAGCTGTAAGAGCATATAAGGAGTTTACTGGTGCGAAAAATGATGAGCCGGAAGTCACAGTCACATTCGGCGAGTATGCGAACCCGAGCTTTGAGGCTCAGGTTGAGACCGTAGGAAAAGGAAGGGCTCAGGGAATCATTTCTATTGAGGCCTCTGTTGATACATTATACGGAGATACGAAAGAGGAAGACTGGAAGAAGGAAGAAGTCGCACGTCTTAAAGCCGAGCAGGGAATCGTTGAGATGGAAGAGCCGGCAGTCAATAAGGACGCGATAGACTTCGGAAAGGAGAAACCTGATGAAGGTGAAAGTGGCGAAAAGAGTATACCAGATGAGCCGGGAAAAGTATCAGGGGCTCCTGAAGATAGCAAGTGATCAAGTCCCGTTTGGGATCTACGCGATCGAAAGGAAAGGGTACGCCGAGCTCTGCAACTACCATTGTAAGAGCATGGGCGAGCTGAAAAAGATGAGCCGAGGATTCAGGTCCCAGGGCTACAAAGTTTATCAGAACGGTAAGGAGTAAGCCATGGGACTTTACGATATTGAGAAAGCCTTTGCAGCCATAGAAGAAGAGCTGCTCTCATCTATGATGCGGAATATGCAAAGGCATAAGAACTGGGAAGACGACGAAGGCTTCAATTGGCCGATGTGGCAGTCCGAACAGCTTAAAAACCTTGAGCAGTATAAGAAAAGGAACCGTAAGAAGTTCCCGAAACAGTTCAAGAAGCTCAACCGGAAAATAGAAGACGCGATCCAGATGGCGTACGATATGGGCCAAATGGATGAAGAAATCAAGATTCTGGAAGCTGTCAAAGACGGATTCAAAGCGAAGAAAGTCAACACAGATACTGACTTCTTCAAGCTGAATGATAGAAAACTGGAGGCCCTGATCAACGCAACTACCGGCGAGATCGGGAAAGCGGAAACTGCGATACTGAGAATGGCCGACGATAAATATCGCCAGGTCATTTTTAATGCGCAGATGTACGCGAATACCGGAGCCGGAACATATGAGCAGGCGGTCGATATGGCGACCAAGGACTTTATCAGTTCCGGGCTTAATTGCGTAGTGTATTCGAACGGCGCAAGGCATACTCTCGAGGATTATGCGAGAATGGCGATCAGGACCGCAGCCAAAAGAGCGTACCTTCAAGGCGAAGGTGTGAAGCGCGCTGAGTGGGGGGTCTCTACAGTTATAATAAATAAACGCGGAAACCCCTGCCCAAAGTGCTTACCGTTCGTTGGGAAGATAATGATCGACGACGTCTGGAGCAACGGAAAGAAGTCTGATGGTAAATACCCACTGCTGAGCAGGGCTATCGCAAAAGGACTCTATCACCCGAACTGCAGAGACAGCCATACTACATATTTTCCGGAGCTTTCGGATTTACCTGAGCCTTATAATGAGGATGATCAGGAAGAAGTGTTTGAGGTTTATCAAAATGACCAGAAACGAAAGTACGCAGAGCGGCAAGCAGAAAAGTATGATCGCTTGGCGCGCCACTCTCTTGCCCCGGAGAACAAGAAAACGTATGCGGGAAAAGCGAAACAGTGGGAAGCCAAAGGAGAAGAACTCATACAATACGCGAGTCTCTCAGATGGCACAGAAATAGCGCCGAGACTTACACAGACGACGAAGTCAACAAAGGAAAAGCTTAAGCAGGAGTTGACAAAGCTCACCGAAGAAGACATCATGATTATTAGAAGGTATACGGGAAATCTAGCGATGCAAATGAACCGTGAAATCGCTAATAAGGGCACAGCGGTCAGGTATAAGACCGAAATGGAGGCGCTTGATGCAGCATTAGAAAAAGGTATCATAACAGAAGATCTAATCGTTTTACGCCAAACTATTCCGGAGTTTATGAACGTATTCCCTAAAGGCTATGTACCTTCTGAAATGGATATGCTACAATTAGTGGGAACATTAGTTAAGAATGATAGCTTTGTATCAACATCGCTTGAGCCGTTCGATTATCTTATGCGAAATGTAAGGATTTCCATACAGGTACCAAAAGGGTATAAAGGCGCGTTGTATATAAAGGACATCGCGAGCCCGCGGTTTAGATACCAAGAAGAAGTCCTGTTCAAAAGAGGGATGTCGTACATTATAGAAGACGTAAAAATTATTGACGGCATTTATTATATCGAAGCGAGGATAGTCTGATGAAAAAAGAGTACTGCTATGATAAAAGTGGAAAAGCCTGGCCAGTTGGGCCGAGCTTCATAGATGGTCCTATGGGTGGTCATGTGTTGAGCTGTCCAATTTGCCGAGCCTGTAAGAACCAATATCTTGACGATGAAAAAACTCTAAAGTGTAAAGCAAAAGGGCCTATACCGCATAAGTTAAACCACGGAGAGGTATTTGCTTGCGAGGATTTTGACCCAGATAAAAACAGCATAAGATATGAGCTTGTTATGAGCTTGATAGCGCAAAATAAATAGCGAACGTACTCCGGTGTCCTTCGGGCCCGGGGTCTTTTTTAGGGCTTAATAGGACGAAAGTAAGCAAAATACCTAACAACTTAATTAAAACGCGCCAGGGGTCAAATCTGGACCTCTGGTGATAGTATAAAAGTACTTTAGCACGCGAAAGCGTGCTTTTTTGTTGCAAAAAAATTAGGAGGTAAACCATGAAAGTAAAAGCAATCAAAGATTTTTATGACCTGAAGGAGAACATCTCCCGTGTCAAAGGTGACGAATGGGAAGTAGAACAGGAGCGTTTTGATGAACTGCGTAAGGCTAAAGTCGTGGAAGAAGAACCGGAAGCAGAAGCACCGGACGAAGATCCTGTCCCGGTTGAGCCGGAAGCAGAAGCTCCAAAGAAAGATGCTGAGAAGCCTAAGAAGCCAGCAAAGAAAAAATAGAAAACAATGCCCGAAGGCCTGAAACTACGCAGAGACACTGGTGAAACAACTGTAGATTGTGAGACACACAAAAAACTGTAGAGGGAGACACCCTAAAAACTGGAAGGAGAAAATGATATGCACAAGAAATTTATGAGACGCTTTATGCCTATGATGGACCAGGTTGATCCCCCGGGCGGAGGTTCCGGCGGAACAGGAGGAACTGAAGGTGGAACAGGAGGAACTGAAGGTGGAACAGGAGGAACTGAAGGTGCGACTGTACCGGAGTTCGACTATGAGAAACTGGCGAGCATCATCGCCGGCAAGTCCTCTGTGACTGAAGAGAAAGTCCTGAAAGGCTATTTTGAAAAACAGGGCCTCAGCAAAGACGAGGTTCAGGCAGCGATCGCAGCGTTCAAAGAGCAGAAAGCGCAGAACACGCCAGACGTGGCCGCAGTTCAGCAGCAGCTGACTCAGGAACAGGCAGCAACGCAGAAAGCCCAGCAGGAAGCCCTGGAAGCAAACATCAAGATCGAAGCGATTCAGCTCTGTGGAGACCTGGGCGTCGATACGGCCACAATGATGTACATGATCAAGCTGGCTGATATGGGCGAAGTCGTAACAGAAGGCAAGATCGACACTGAAAAACTGAAAGCTGCTCTGGCAAAGGTCCTGGAAGACCTGCCTCAGCTGAAACCTCAGCAGGAACAGCCGCAGTCTGGCTTTAGACAGATCGGAAATGCTGGAACTCAGCAGCAGGGCCAGCAGGTACAGACACCAAACGTACCATCTAAAAAATGGAATCGTTGGAATAACTAGGAGGTAAATCACTATGGCATTAAACTATGCACAGGTCTGGGAGCCAGAACTGCTTGAAATTCTGATGCAGAACTCCCTGACTTCTCCGTTCATCACATCCAATGTAAGATGGTTGGACGCTAAGACTTTCCACTTTACGCAGATGAGCGTTTCCGGGTTCAAGAACCACTCCAGAGACGGTGGCTGGAACAAGGGTACATATGCTCAGACTGACATTCCGTTCACGCTGACTCATGACAGAGACGTATCTTTCATGATCGACAAGGCGGATGTAGACGAAACAAACAAGACAGCATCTATCCAGAACATTTCCCACGTCTTCGAACAGACTCAGGTCGTTCCGGAAACAGATGCGCTGTTCTTCTCTAAGGTAGCAGCTGCGGCTAAGGCCGTTGGCTATAATTCCAGCACAGCAGCAGCAGACTACACGCCTGCGAATACTTTCGGCAAGCTGAAGGGCTACCTGGGCAAGGGCAAACTGAGACGCTACAAAGCGAACGGATCCCTGATGATGTTCGTTACAAGCGCAATCATGGACGCGCTGGAACTGTCTACAGAGTTCACTAAGAGAATCGAAATGACTCAGATCGCAGAGGGCGGCATGGGTATCGAGACAAGAGTGACAGACATCGATGGCGTACCTATCGTTGAAGTAATCGACGACGAAAGATTCTACGATGCTTTCAACTGGGCAACAGATGCAGGCGGATTCATTCCGGCAGATGGCGCGCACAAGATCAACGTGCTGATCGCATGTGGCCAGACTTGCAAAACTGTTCCTAAGATCTCCAGCATCTACTACTTTGATCCAGGAACTCACACAGAGGGAGACGGCTACCTGTATCAGAACAGACAGCTGTCCGATGTATTCGTATTCCCTAACGGCAGAGACGGAAAAGTTGACTCCGTATATGTTGACGTAGACACTGAAGCCTACGCAGCAGTCTAGGAGGTAACTTATGGCGTTAGCGGTATATGCAGCGACGAGCTATTATCAGAACACCTATAAAGGGCCCGTAGCCGACGATCTAGATAGGCTCTTATATAAAGTAAGCCGCCAGATCGACTCGCTGACGTTCAACCGGATCGTAGCAAAAGGCTTTGAAAATCTTACAGACTTTCAAAAGGAAGTCTTGCAGCAGGTAACTTGCGCGCAGGCCGACTTTATTCACGAAAATGCTGAAATGCTTGACAGTGTAATAAATTCATATTCGATCAACGGCGTGGCTGTGAACTTGGAAACAAATTCGAAGCGTCTCGTGATCGACAGCGGCGTAGTGATGCAGGCTGATGTCTATGCGCTGCTTAAGCAGACCGGGCTGTGCTGCAGAAGACTGGGGGCGTAAGCCATGAAGTTTCCAAAGTTAGTACCTAAGAGTCTGGCAAAGACAGAGATACAAGTGAAGTTGTTCCAGGAAGGCCTCTCGGAAACTGGAGGCCCCCTGGTCGCTTTAGATGCGAGCTTTAGATGTAATTACCAAGATAAGGCGTCAACGGTCCTCACAGATGAGCAGAAGCTCGTTAAAGCGGGCGCAGCCGCGCTGATAGACGGCGACATCTGCCCCTGGCTTGCTGTGATAAGCTCCGGCGAGGCCATTATCTTTGGCGAAACAAGAAACATCGTAGCCGGCTCTAAAGCAAGAAACCCAGATGGGACAGTCAACTATACAAGATTGGAGCTTGAATAATGAAGGTAAGCGTGAATTTGAATCATCGGAAGATTGCCTCGCTGCAAAAGGCCGCGGTCACGGCTCTTGAGAAGACGGGTGAAGCCCTACATACGAGAATAGTTCAGGCCCAGGTCGTTCCGAGAGACACCGGCGTTCTGCAGGGTGAGGCCTTTTTCGTCGACTACACGACTTCAAGCCAGGGCTTTATCACTCTGGTGCATAGCACACCATACGCTAGGCGCTTATATTACCATCCGGAATATAAGTTTCAGACTGACGAGAACCCGAACGCAAAGGGTAACTGGTTTGAGGATTGGCTCCAGGGAGGAGCGGACGCAGATTTCACGCTGAAAGCCTTTGCTGCTTTTTATAAGGAAGAAGGTGGGTTCTGATGATAACCCTCGAAGCCGTAAAAGACTGGATCAAGTCCTTAGGCGTTGGTGAGTTTTTCTACATGGGAAAGCTCGACAATAAGAAAGAAAAAGCGGTCGGTGTATACCAAAGGCCGTCAAACAATCCGCTTATTATCCCGCTCGGTGGACTGGATAATAAGTCATATGACATCAAGCAGGTGTCAGTTTTAGTCCACTGGACAAAAGACGCGGCTGAGACAGAAGCGGCTGCGCTTGATCTGTTTTCTAAGATATTAGAGACAAAGGATCTAGAGCTGAATGATACGCGAGTGCATTACATACGGTTGATGGTTCCGGAGCCACAGGACGTCGGAACTGATGAGAAAGGCGTATATGAGCGTGTGATTTGGTTCGATCTATACTATGAAAGGTAGGTAAAGCTATATGGCAGATAAAACAGGAGTATATCCTTGTTATGAGAACCAGTTCCAGGTCAATGTAGGAACTACAGCAGATCCTGACTGGGCAAATATTGCTGACTGTGAAACGTTCTCTCCTTCTTTCGACAATACTGTTGAAGAATGGACTCCGTTCGATACAGCTGGCTGGGTAAGAA